TTGAGGGTGGAGCTGTACTCCTCCTCGGTCAGCTCGAAGCCGAGCATATCCTCGGGGTAACTGTTGTCCTCGACGCACGCCGCAATGGCGCCATGGAGCATCGAGCCTTGCACGGTGTATTGGTTGCCTCCGCTCGATGGAATGTTCTTGGAAAGCTCGACCGATGCGGGGCAGTTCATCACCCGGGAGGCGCTCGATCCTCCGACAACGTTGCTGTGGCGAGTGGGTGCAGGTGCGATGGTTTCTTTCTTCTGTGTCATGTTGTTGGTCTCCTTGTTGGTTTTCGTTAGTTGCGTCTTAAAAGTACACATTCCCCGCTTTTTTTAAAAGAGAATGTGTTCACTTTTTTCAGTTGAGTCCCATCTTGATATGCATAAAAGGTGTTTTACCCTGCTCCTTTTCTGCCTGCCCCCTTGCCGCGAGTATCAGTAATGCTGCTTCAGCCAAGGCAGCGGCTTCGCTACGATTCAGCCTGATGACCGCGCGCTTTTCTTCTTGCGGCCCATCAGGCTCAAGCATACTTGCGAAGCGCACAATTATGTTTTCCAGGTCCTTTATCTGCATGTTATTTGTCATTTTGCACCCCCTTAATATTTGTTTTGCTTAGCCAGATTATTAATCCTCTCCCCGATCCGCCGCATCACAGGAACCTCTATCGAGCGCACTTTGAAACAGCTCCTCCAATTCTTGGTAATCGTATACAGGCTCATCGCTCTCCCCTATTCTTACAAACCAACAATCTGAGCCATATCGAGTGTACTCGCAATGGACCTGCCCGTCTGTTGTTACAAAGTGTACTTCTGCCCTGCGTATACCCTCTATTTTCATTTCAGTTCCTCCTTGATTTTGTTAATAGCCTCCATCCCAGCGACCCAGCGACCGCTGTACATGACGGGGGCTGTCTTGTGGTCCTGTAAGCGGTACCAGTCGCGATCCTTAATCAGTTTGGGCTCCTTGGTCCCTCCGTAACCCGTCCTCCAGTTCCGGAGGGTCTGGCGCGTCACGCCCAGGATAGCGAGTACTTCTTCTTCTGTACAGTCTGGCCGGTTCTCTTCCGGCTGGGTAAAAAGGTTCAATGTTTGGTTCATAATTCCTCCATGTTTATTCTGTTTGCTGAAGCAAGCGCCCGTTTTGCCCGATTAAGGTTTTCTTCGCTTAACCGCACCCAAGCCTCTGACCTCCGCTTGAAACTTATCGCGGCCTCCTCTTTTGTAGGGTATGCGTACCTCTTCTTAGCCGTCTTTGACACCCAGTGCTTATTGGACCCAAAGGACCCGCTTATCCAGTATCCCTTTGGCGTTTCCTTTATGAGTCTAAACACATAAAGCCAACTGCCCGGAAATTCATTACCTATTATGGGGCAATATTCGTATCTGTAAAATTTCATTTTTATTTCTCTTTACCTTTTAAGTGGCAGGCCTCCCGGCCCGAAGATGAATTTATCGCCCAGAATACTATCTCGACGACTTTTTTTGTCGCTGCTACAATCGCATACGACAGGAGCAGTTGTACTTTTTTCATCATTTTTCAGTTCTCCCCCTTTTGTTGTTATTGACCGGAGGAAATACCCCGGCTTAACCGTGAGAGCGTGGTTCATCGCCCCACCAATGCCATCGCTCCAGACAGTAAGCCTTATTTGCTTACCGCTTTTGCCGTCTTCAAGCACTACCTTAAACGCACGCATCAGTATAGTTTGTAATAATTTGCGGATTTGTACTTTTCATGAGGAAGCATGATCCCTGTCCAGTCTCTTGTAACAGGGTCAAGCTGGTCTACCGGGAAAATGCCGATGAAGGGGAAAGGTGAATTTCTATGCTTCATGAATTTGACATCAACCCCTTTACCCCCCGAAGCTTTGTCAAAATTGACAAAAGCAGCAAGAAGTTCCGAGTCGATACGGATACCTTGTTGTTTTGTAAATCCTTTTACACCTATTAACAACTCGAACCAGTTTTTATAATCCTCTGTCTCATCTGTGGGGACGTTAAAAACTTCAGAAGGGGGCTTAGCAAAATAAGCCTTTTGTCTGCGAACGGGAAACCGCTCAACGGGGATCATTTGGCTTTGGGTGTCCTTCAAAATATTTGCTGGAGGACACCATGTAATCATAGCGGAATCGTTTGCTATGACAAAAGCTCTTGATTCCAAATCCCAATAAACCCCTGGATTCTCAACGTTTTTATCGAGAAATGGTTTAATCATTGATCGGGTAACATTAATCATTATCGTCTCCTTATAGTTTTTCGATTGCGGACTCCAGTGCAGCCGCTATGCGTGGATCATCCTTGATGTCTTTGTAGCATCCAAGTCCAAGGGCCTCAAGCGCATCATCAGGGTCATAAGTAACACAATACTCGTGGTTGCTGAGCTCGAAGCGCAAGGCATCGATGAGAAAAGCATCATCCTTGAGAGCTTCCGACATCTCCGAATTGAGCCGATTCAAGCTGTCTTTGACCACCTGAAGATCAGTCTTCAGGCAAAATCCGCCACCGCCGAGCCCTACAACTTTGTCAGTATCGGTTTGCTTTAAACCAAGCTCCTGCATACCTTTTTGGAGTTGAAGGGGACTAAACGCAAACTTGATCGGTAAAGAGTTGACCTCTGCCTGGTGCCTCTTTTTTAATTCCTGATAAAGATCCTCATTTTTCATTGTGGTCTCCGTTTTGGTTGCGTTGATTGAGTTGCCTTCACCACCAAACCCCGCGTAAAGCGGGGCTGTTGGTCGTGTATTAGTTGATACTTTCAGCGACGAATACGTAAGACGCATCATATCCTTCACCCGTCCCGTAGATCCGGATAGCTCTAACCCACTCAGCGTCTGATCTATAATATTCACCCGGTTCGCGCGACGTGAGTTTTTCAGCCTCTTTTCTTGCGATAGCCTTTGCTGTCAGCAGTTGAGTTTCAGACAGCCATTTGTCCCTTGCTGCCTTAGAAACAAAAGCGATAGCTACCTTTGTGTTGGCAAATCCGGAGCTCCACTCATCCGGATTGTCACCGGTAAAGCTGTCACTCATCGCATAAAAGTACCTTGTAGCTTTTTTTGTCTGCGTCATTGTAGTCTCCGTTTTGCTGTTGGCTAAACTAAATTTCCGTTTTTGTCAAATTCATAATCATTCGATTCAATCGTTTCGATAATTGCTTTTTCACTTGTAAGATATTCCCATTCTTTTTTTAGCGTGAACCGATACTCGTTTTCCATATCGTTGTGAAATTCCTCTTCAAGGCCTGTAATTTGGTCTCCAAGATCATCTATTTTTTCTGTCAACCATTGTTCCCGATGCTCTTGATATTTTCCAGAATGATACATGTTTAGAAGCCTGTCTAATTTGTAACCTAAATTTTGCTGAGCTTCGATGAACTGAAACGCAAGTGTATAGGTGCCACAAGACTGACCATGCTGTTCCAGGATTTTTTTTGCAATTGTTCTGTAACTTTCTGTTGGTGAAAGTTTGCAATATCGCCAAATCTCAAAACCTTTGCATTCAAATCCGATACTTTTAAGCTCTTCGTAAATAGACTCCCACCAATCATAATCGACGTTAATGTCTGATAAGTTTTCAATTGCGTTTTCTTTCGCGTCGTCTGAAAGTTCAGAAAAGTTGTACACCGTGATTGTTTTTACTTTTGGCATGATTGTAGTGTTTTTATTGTTGTTGAATTTTGCTAAAAACTTTGAACCACTGCCGGCAACGAACCGGTTGCAATCCTCTTCAGTGGTTTTCAAATCAACCCTGCCAGATTTCACAGAGCCGGATATCACCCGATTTGATGCCTTGTTCGATTTGTTTACTTGTCATACCAAAAAACTGAGACAAGTATTTTGATGTTGTTTTGCTGTACTTGTAATAACGATGATCTATAAATAGACGACCTACATAATCAATAAAAGCAACAGTGCTTTCGTAACTCTGAAAAAGGGTTCCGGAACTGATGCTGTAACAATGGCCAAAGTTTTGATTGTAATGGCTGTAATTGCACGCGCCAAAAAGATCGGCTTGCTTTTTCTCAAAATACACAGGGAGCCTATATGCTTTAATGACAAACTGGTTTGCTACCGGTTTCCCCGTCTTACCTACCATGTTTTCAACTCTCATGATTTTGTTCTCCTCGTTGGGATCGTTTGGTTTGGTTTGGTTTGGTAATGCTTACGTTCTAAGTGTTAATTCTTCAGTTTCAAATGTAAAACCCGGCGTTTTCAAATCTTTTTCGGTTATATGTTCGGGTAAATAACCGACAAAATAACCGGCGTTGTCGGTCACAACGTATGCGTATTCGTTATAGGTAACATTGACCTGGAAATTTAAAGGTATTTCCCCTTTTGTATCGATATACATTAACATGGTTTGTTCTCCTGGTTTGGTTGAGAGAGAGCGCTTAGATTAAGACTGCAAAATCACCAAGCCCATAAGTGCGCTTACCTTCGATAATTTCAGATCTAAGCTTTTCGCGTAGGTCCTTACTGAGTCCGTGTTCCATCAGGTACACAGTGATAAGCGCTTCTTTCTTGTCGATAGTGGACATGAAAGTATACTCTGAATCGCTGGAAAGGCTCATAACCGTAAAAGTGGTGTTCATACTATACTCCCGTTGGTTTGGTTATCGGGTAAAAACGTTGTCGCAAATTCTTTTGCATTTTGCCGTTTGTGAGCGCTTGTGCTTTCCTTCCGTTATTTTGTTGAGCAGTTCCTTTGCCTGGTCCAACTTTGCTTCAACAAAGGGGCCTTTTTCCTCGTCCCACAAGTCAGGGCTGTTTCTTAGCTTGCGTACGATAAGCCTTAACCTTTCTTCTCTTTTTGTTTGCTGTTCCATGATTTGTTCCCTTGTTGGTTGGTTTGGTTGTCGTGATAAAGAATCATTTTAGACCTAACGTTTTAAACGAGCGTAGCAACGGTAGGCAAGAAAGACTCTTATAGATCCCTTTCCCTATTTTTAAACAGTTTCCAGACATGAGCCAACTTGAACATTCTCCATAGGTTGTACTTTTTGCATATTGCCAACCCATGTAAGTTCCGTCAGCAGTGTAAAAACGTATTGTTTGCTGTTCCATGGTTTTGTTCTCCTGTTGGTTGTTGGTTGTCGGTTGTTGGTTGTCTTCACCTCCAAAGCCCGCGTATAGCGGGCCTGGCGGATAGTGGTTTATCGTGGTTACTGTTCAATTTCACAAAGCTGAATGCCGCATGTTTTTATACCCATTTCAATTTCTTTAGGTGCCATACCAAAAAACTGAGACAAGTACTTGCTTGTTGTTTTGCTGTACTTGTAATAGCGATGATCGACATATTTAGATCCTCTCCAGTCAATGATAGCAACAAGACTATCATAACTCTGAAAAACGTCTCCCGCGCTTATACGGCCGCGTTTCCCGTCAATTTTTACCGGTATCACATGTGTGTCTTCTAAAACGACCTGATTTGCTACCGGTCTCCCTGTCCGGCCTGTCATTGCTCTTACTTTCATGATTTTGTTCTCCTGTTGGTTGGTTGTCGTTGCTTGGTTACATTATAACCTTTCTTGCTTTACCTTCCAAAACTTTTTTACCCTTTCTTTTCCCGTCTTTATGACCGGCGAATCATCGCCCGATCTTATCGACAATTACATTATACATCTTCCAAAAGACTTTTACAAGATATCTTTTTGGGTTTTTTAACCGATTTAAGGGCCTGTATGGTCATTTTATGGTCAAATGGTCACTTTATGGTCAAATGCCGCGGGGAAAGTGACCATGATAAGAACCACAGCTGGCGCGGGTTTGCGGGGTTTATGGTCATATGGTCATTTTATTATCTATTAAAGTATATGAGATTTATGATGTATGTGTATGTACACGGTTATGATGTATGTATGTATGTATGTATGTATATATATAAAGGAAAGGAGGCCGAAAAAAATGACCATATGACCATAGCGTCCGTAAGTGCTTATTCCGCGGTCACTTATCCATGGTCACCATTTGACCATCAAATGACCATGAAATGACCATGATTGCCGTAACCTCTCATAATTAAAGACTTTATGGTATGGTCATTTTGACCATGTCAGCGCCCTGGTCAGGTTAATAAGGCCGCTTCGCAAAGGTTTATGCGTGCAAAAACCTTACGAATCATGCTTCGCAAAGACTTTACACGCGTAAAAACCTTACACCTCATGCTTCGCAAAGACTTAGGCGCATGAATTATATCCGCACCATGCTTCGCAAATAATTGACGCAAGGCCTGCACCTGCCATGCGCCACATCCTCCCGATCGGGCAGGCCTGCACCTGCCATGCGCCCCATTCCCTTGGTCGGGCAGGTCTGTTTCATCCGCTGGCAGGCAGGCAGGTTGATCTATACTGTACCTTGGTAGGATATCCACAGGGCGGGAGCTGCCGGCGAATCCCTGGTAGAGGGGGTACACCCCAATCTGGGCCTTGGTACCATCCGCCACCCCGTATCTTCAAAGCCACACAACCAAGTAAGACACGGCAAGACACGGTCAAAAATTTTTCAAAAATTTTTCAAAAATTTTTTAAAAAAGCCATCAACCTTTTAAAAAAGTTATGCAGAGGTACTAACGAGTTTGGGGAAAAAGCACCCGAGTCAGAGTATTTTTGCACGTGAGAAGATTTACGTATATTGTAGGGAACCAGCTAAAACACTATGAGTACTTTCCTATTTTCCGACGACGAAACACCACAAGGTTACGGAGCCAAGATATTCTCGATGCCGATGCCGGCGCCGAAGGACATGTCGGCTCCGAGGGTAGTCATCGAGAAGGTTTATCAGGCGGCCAAGTCCGGGATCCACACGGAGGACACCATCGCGTACTGCGCTGGTCTGACTCCCTTGGAGTACCGCAGGATGAAGCAGTACGACCCAAGGTTGGAGCACGCCGAGGCGGCCGGGAAGGCCGAAGGCGAACTTGAGATGGCCGGGGTGGTGGTGAAAGCCGCGCGAGAAGGCGACGCCAAGGCGGCGATCGAGGTATTGAAACATAAGCACGGTTGGGTGGCCACCACCGCGGTCAAGCACGAGGGAGGGGTCAGCATCACGCTCTCCACCGGCGTGCCCAAGGAGAACGGCGAACCACAGCAACTCAAAGACCCGAACGACATTGGCGAATATTGACCTTGGATACTGCCCGAGAGAGTGGCAGATGGAAGTCCACCGCGACAAGAAGCGGTTCAATGTGCTTGCACTTCATCGACGAGCCGGGAAGGCGCTTGATGTAAACACACCTATACCTGTGTACCCGTCAGGGTTTAAACGCATAGGCGATCTTGTTGCGGGGGACAAGGTATTCGACGAAAACGGGCGGCCATGCAACGTAGTATACGCGCATGACGGGATGCACAATCGGCGTTGTGTATCTATGGAATTTTCGGACGGCACAAATATCATCTGCGACGAAGACCATTTGTGGCATACCCGCACAAAGCTGGACAGAGCAAACAGAACCGAGAGGTACGTACAGGAAAACGGTAAGATGTCCTCAGGGTGCTTGCGGCCACTCCCCGGGTCAGAGAAGCAAGCAAAGGACATAGCCTCTACACTTATCTATGCGGGTGAAAACAACCATAGCGTGGGGTTATGCGCACCGGTAGAGTGGGCTGAGAAAGATTACACGATAACACCATATATCTTTGGTTGTTGGTTAGGCGACGGTACATCAAGGCACGCGCATATAACCACTATGGACGACGGAATAAAAGATGCTTTTGCGGAGTATGCGGCGAAAGAAGGGTACAAGTTCTGCGAAACAGTATGTCAAAACGCAGGTAAAGCCAAGACGTATTCCGTAACGAAAGCGATTCGTACAGGTCCTCGCGACAAATCAATGCAGGCGGACCTACGCGCCTTTGGTGTTCTCAATAACAAGCACATACCCGACGCGTATATGTATGGCTCGGTTGCTCAACGTCGCGATTTGTTGGCGGGTATGATGGACACTGACGGCTCGATAAGTAAATGTGGTAGAAAATGCGAGTTGACTCTTAAAAGCTCGCGGCTTTCCAGTGACGCGGTGCGGCTTTTACAATCCCTTGGTATGAAGCCAACACGAAACGAAAAACGTGTTAAGGGGGTTGTGTACTACCGCGTTAATTTCACCCCACTGTACAACGTGTTCAGGCTGAAACGCAAACGCGATAGGTGGCGCCCGGCTACAAAGCGGCAGCAGTTTAGCCAGCATCGAATGATTACGGGTGTGACTGAAGTCCCTCCGCGTCCTGTTCGGTGTATAACAGTAGATAGTGAGAGCCATCTGTACCTTTGCGGGACTCAATGTGTGCCGACGCACAACACCGTCCTCTCAACCATGGAGTTGATAGATAAAGCGGTGGCGTTCAACCAGGAGTTGGGCTTCTTCGCATACGTGGCCCCGTTCCTGCGCCAGGCGAAAGCGGTGGCCTGGGCGATGATTAAGCAGAGGGTCGAACCGCTACGGCAGGCCGGCGTTATCGAGATCGGTGAGGTCGAGCTCTCCATCAAATTCAAACATAATGGAACAACGATACGCCTTTTTGGTGCTGATAACCCTGACGCTATGCGTGGTCTACGTCTTGACGGAGTGGTTATCGATGAGGTTGCTCAGATTCGGCCGGAGGTGTGGCAGGACGTTATACAGCCTACCCTCGCGGATCGTAAAGGCTGGGCTATCTTCATTGGGACGCCGAATGGGATCAATCTCTTCTCGGAGATCTACTTCGCTGCAGAGCTTCTCCCGGAATGGCACGCGGCGAAATACACGGTCTACGACACTGACGCCCTGGACCCGGACGAGGTTGCGCGACTGAAGAGAGACATGCCCGAGCGTGCGTTCGCCAGAGAGTTTCTCTGCGACTTCGCCGCCGGCGGCGAGGACCAGCTCATCTCGCTCGGCGAGGTGGAGGCTGCAGCCAAGCGCACGATCAAGGAGGAGGACATCAAGGCCTCTTCGAGGGTGCTCGGGGTCGATCCGGCTCGCTTCGGCGACGACAAGACGATTGTGACTTTGCGACAGGGCCTCAAGGCGTTTGAGCCATGGGTCTACCAGGGGCTCGACAATATGGAGGTGGCCGGAGTCGTGGCACGGATCATTGAGGAGTACCAGCCTGACGCGGTCTTCATCGATGCAGGCGCCGGCGCGGGTATCATCGACAGGCTCCGCCAGCTCGGCTACGACGTTATCGAGGTACCATTCAGCGGCCGCGCCAGCAGGGACGACCTGTTCGTCAACAAGCGAGCCGAGATGTGGTGGGGGATGAAGGAATGGATCCACTCCGGAGGGGTCATCCCGGACAACATCGCTCTGAAACAGGAGCTGGCCACCCCGACCTACAAGTACACCCAGCAGGGCAAGCGCCAGCTCGAATCAAAGGACCAGATCAAGGAGCGTCTGATGGGCGCCTCCCCAGACAGGGCCGACGCACTGGCACTCACCTTCGCGCACCCGGTCGCCAGGAGGCGCGAGCGCACGCTCTTCGACGATCTTCGGGACGACCGGCGGAAA